AAGAAAGATGAGGTAATTGCTTTACTTTTCTCTTTCGTATCTTCTCCATTTGCAACTCTATTCTTAGACGTCTTGTAAGAAACTACATTCTCTTGGTCAGCTGCAGGTATTAAACTTTTATTTGCTACTAAAACCTGACGGTTATCACCTTCAACAGAAGCAAATACTAATTCTTGTACATCTCCGTTATCAAGACCCAACAATTGTGATGCCTTAGTGTTAAATAATAATCTACGAGATTTTCTCGCTCCTTTGTTTGCCTCAACTGTTACTACAGGTCTATCAGCATATTTGTCTCCTGCAGATACTGCAGATAGTTGTTGTCCTAATCTTTTAGAACCAAAAATTATTGTATTCATTTTTTGTGTGTTTTTATTAATTGTTAATATTGGGAGGAATTTCACCTCCCTTGTTTTTTTAGCTAATAGGATTGTGCCCACCTATTAACAATTTCCAATAAGCCTTAAAGGCCTTTACTATTCTCATCATCCTTCTTCGAATAAACGAATTGCCTCTAATACTGCACTCATGTCATTTGTTACAATTTCACTATCAAACATTCCTGCAGGACTTTTAGCCATATTGGTAGTGTTGTTTTGTGTCATGAATCCGTAAGTAATATCATTACCTTTCTTCTCCACAATAGTCTCTAGTATAACACTAAACATTCCTTCAGGTTTAACAACGTCTTGGACTAACTTACCACCAGGTACGCCAAATACAGTTCTGTCAACACCATTAAAACTTTTAGTCTCAGTATGGGCCATAACTATTACAGTAAGGTCATCTCTAAGCCCATCAATAGATTTCAATGTCTTATAAACATTATCACCCATCTCAGTAAACTTAGTGTAACCTACAGTTTTAGCCTTGTCCATAAACTCGCCAATCATAGCATACGTAATAGTATCTATCACAACATACTTGATATCTTGTCTTTTGTTACTTACAAAAGCCATGGCAGCTCTAATCTTTTCCCAATCAGTAGTTTTTAAATAGTTACATGTATTAGGATTAAATTTACCTGTTTCAGGATCCTTCATTAAATAGTTCTTCTTCCAACCTTTAAATGGTGGTGCTTTTTCGTCAGGACATATAATAAACGTTTCCTTCGGATTTATATTTGCTAAAGAGTAAGTTTTACCCGTACCACTATAGCCTGTTACTAAAATTTTATTTGCCATACTTTTCTATTTTTCATTGTTACTAATCGATTCTTTTTCTATCTCTGTTCTCACTTGCTCTGATATATCCTTCGCTACAAGAAATGCTATTTCTCTTTTTGAGAAACCATTTTCTATTATCTCAGTCAAAACAGCCATTGGATTTTCCGTAGATGGATCAACATTAAATGTCTCAAAAACACTTTCAAACTTTTGCTGAAATGGCTTCATCTCTAATCCACAAGCATCGAAATCATTATCTAGATTTGTTTTGTCAATTTCTGGGTATGCTACTTTACTCATTTTATTATTTTATTAATTATTATTACTTATACAAATATACGAAATTTAATCGACATATCCTTAGATAGTTACGAGATTTTTTGCACAATATTAAGTGCTCTCACTTTGTCAATCAAATCTTGTACTGTTCCGTCATTTTCTATTACATAGTCAAAATCACTATAGTCATCTAAAGCTGTTTCTGATGGGTGAGGGTTTACATCAATGGCTCTTGTACCATTATCTCTATTAACCCTAATAAGGATACCACCTTTATCTTTAATAATTTTAGCTTCATTAGGGAATCTGACATCTGTAATTATCCAATTAGGATAAACCCAAGAGCCTTTTATCTTTTTACCTACAGAACCTTTATAGTCAAATCCTAAAGGGTTATAATCAGCAAACAAAGCATTTACCCATATATTAGGGTGAATAATCTGTCTACCTGCTTCAGTACCTAAAAGTTGTAAGAGTTTACGAGGTGTTAATAAGAATGTCTCTATAAAATCAGTGTGATCCCATATTTCGTCACACATTTTTTCTGCCTCCTTTTTATCGCTAAAAAGATGTCTCTCAGTGTCATAACTAACCTGCCATATTCTCCACTCTTCCCCTAGTTCTTTATTCTTAAACTCTCTATCTTCTAGTTGACGTATATCACATCCTATTAAAACTGCTACTATCCATTTAATAGGATAAGCAAACTTTTTGTTTTCGTATTCTGTAATATGACATTCGTACATATAGTGCTCAAAACTATTCCAATCATTTTCCACGGCAAGATAATTTATTATATCAAATAACAAATCTTTGCCGCTTCCAATTTTTCCTGATATCCCTATCAGATTATTACTTACCACCATGATGAGTAATATACTTTTTCTCCATTATTAAAGGCTCTTTCTGCTTCATCAAGAAACTTTAAATCTTCCTCTAGATAATAAGAGTAATGATCATAAGAATCACCACCAAAGAAGAATCCTTCTGTTTCTGGCAAATCCTTAGACACTATCATTTTGCGAAGTAATTTTATATCCTTCTTTTTAAGCCTTAAATTAACACAGTTAAAGTTATCGGCAAGTCTAATCTCTCCTTTTTGCAAACCTTTAGTTATCCATAAATCCTCCATAAAACCATGAAGTCTATTGTGTTTACGCCACTGAGCAATCTGAGTCATCTTTTTTTTACTCTGGCACGCACCTCTACGATACGCATACATATCTAATCCCATTTTTTGTTTTTTAAATTATTAATTATTTTATTTTCCAAAATTCTTACTCTTGGATGATCTTGGGGCTACAACTCTACCTAGAAGTCTATCTGCAGCATTATGAAACAAGACCATTTTGTCTGCCTCACTAGCTTTAGGTAATTCTCCAAATCTATTAGTTGCACCATCGAATAGGTAGTGAAAATACTTATTCGGAGCACCAAATCTGTTCTTTAGAACTTTTATTGCTCGGAATGTATCACGGAATCTTCGGATATCATAACCATGATAATCTTCAAATCCATACCTATCCGGTGAGTAAACACCTAATACTATTTTAGCATCACGCTGTATCTCCTTGTTGTTAGCAAAACCGGCCAATGATGGCTCAGTCTTTTTCTGAACACTTTCACCTTTGTTGGTAAATTGCTCTTTCTCACCCGACTGCTCTTGCTGTATCACATTAACAACAGCCCAATTCCAATGTTTCGTAACCTGCTTTAAAGCATAGTTAGTACTCCAGTGTGCCATGGTCTGATGCTGATTCATCATAGCTCCATCTTTCCTCTTCTCAGGGGTAAGCAAGCTTATGTGGTCAACAATAACAATAGTCATCTGATTCATATCGTCAGGAACATAATGAGAATAAACTTTGTGAACTTCCTTCTTGGTGGTTCCGTCACTTTTCTTCTTTATAAATGTCCTGTCTTCAAATACATGAGTACCATTCTTATCAGCATAATCACGACAGTATTTATATATACCTGTTGGATTATATACAGAATCTATTATCTCTACGTCCTTTAACAGCAATTCTATGTCTTCTATGTGCTCATCAATAAGATCAATCTTATCCTGTGGAAGAGATTTCTCTCTAAAGCCCTGCAGTGTAAGTAAATCCATACTGATATTACATCTTGAAGATATAAAATTACATATCATTGTGTCAATAAATTCTTGTTCTGACTCCTCAAGTGCAAAGTAAAATATCTTAAGCTTTATATTATTCTTAAGAGCGTACTCTAAAGGTTCCCTAACATAGAGAGCTTTAGTTACTTGGGTTTTACCTACACCTGATGCAGCTGTTACCATCTGTATCATACCCGGAACTACTCCAGGTATTGATTCAGAAAGCTTAGGGTAATTTTCAAATGGAATACAGAATATTGATCCCGCATCCTTCTTTGCTTTTATTTCCTTAAGCCCCTCTAATCTTCTCTTGACCTTATTCATGCCAACTTCCTTATTACCTTCTTCCATTTACATGTAGTCTTCATTTTCATACTTGTTAGTACCTGTATCATTCTCGAGTAAGTATGAATATTTCTCGTGATACCCTTCATTAAGCCATCTAGTTGCTTCGACCATATATTCTATGTCTCCACTTTTCCTCATGTCTTTGACTTGAAGTTCTAAAACTTTAATAGCTTTCAATTGTTCCTGTGCGTCTTTCTTGAATATTCTATCCCATTTAGCACGTAACTTTTTACCTAATATGGTATCAGCACCTGCCGGCGACAAAGCCCTCTTACCTCCATGCTTTCTAGCTACCATTGTTGGATAGGTATCGAGCCATTCAGTAAAATGATCTTCATTAACACTAAAGAATGCATTGGCCTTGCTCCTAAGATATGTCTGATTGTCAGCCATCTTAATAAAACCCTTATTCTCTAGTGAGACTAGCACTTTAACAGAGCTACTTATCAACCCATTTATTGAGAAGTTGTTTGCTATGTTATAAAGTGCTAAATATTCACTAATGGAAAGACCTTGCTCTACTACCTTTTTAACAGGTATTGTTATGTCGTCCATATATTATTTATCTCCATGTTATATAATCCTCGTTAAAGTCTTTCATTGATCTTTTGAAATACTTCACATCTTGAGTCCCTTGTAGCAGTATTAAGTGCATTTCTGGGAATTCGTGTCTTAGACATCTACCTAACATCTGATAAAAAGATCCAATACCACTATCTAATTGTGTTATTATACCTTTTTCTATGTTTGTTAAGTTGACACCTTCTCTAAGCATCTTCACTGCAAAAAGTTCATCACATTCTAAGGTGTTAAAACAGTCTATCAAATCTTGATTGTACTCGTTTGTGTTCTTGGAATGTATTGCACTTGCTGATCCGATTTCATTAGCTTGTTTTATTGAACCTGTAAAGCATATAAACCTATTGTTATCTAGTCTAAATCCTTCTACAAGTCTTTTTACTTTGGCCGTCTTGACTTCCGCAATAAATTTCTTTCTGTTTGAAGCTATGTTGAGGTACTTAAATCTACATCCTTGTCTTACTTCGTATGGAACTCCCTGCTTGTGAGAAAGTTCTTCATAATATGCCATTTGCTTTGTAAGAGCATTGTAGTGCTCTTTCTCTGATCCTGTACATATTAGGCCAACTCCTTTAGGAAGTGTCTTAAGAGTCTCGTACATCTCGTCATGAGTGCATTTAACATACTTAAGGTCTTTACCCTTTGCTTTCTTAGCTACAAATTCCCATTCCTTATCGACTATATTGTCATGTAAGTGAAGTGAATGTATAACTAAGCTTGGTTTTGGAAGTAATCCCATTTCAAATGATTTATTTAAAGAAATCTTATTGTAATGAACCTTTTTGCAAAGATTATTCATTAAGTCTTTCTTCTCATCTGGAATGGTAGCAGACAAAAATATGATTCTAGTGCCTTGTTGTAAGATTTGTCTCATATATTGTATTCTTTTAGGTGTAAGTGCATGACACTCATCTAAAATAATAAAATCTGCAGGCTTATTCTGATTCTTAAGAGATGCATACAGTATAGTCTTGAGATTTTTCTCAACAGACTTCTTGTTATGCTTACTTATATCAGATACCCAATTCTTCTTATGAGTACTCTCCTTACAAACTAGATATCCAACCGCATTTGGGTTAGACTTTAGTATATCTTCGGCAATATCCAGGGCAGCTTTTGTCTTACCTGCCCCGGTTGACCATTCTAAACAAAGAAATCTATGTTTCCTAGAAAGCCTTAAGGCATTCTTTTGGATAAGATCTCTCTGCTTATTCTGATTCGTCATTATCTTTATTTCCGAATGATATTCCTTTACCTTTTAACATACTGCTAACGATATCATCAACTTCATCATCACTGATTTCGTCTATTTTGTCAGGATCAATTGCAAAACCTATACCATCTTCTGTATCAAAAGATGTCATTGGCTTTTTAGATAATTCCTCCTTAATCTTAGAATCTATGTCCCTAAGATCAGCACTTCTTTTTCTTACTGGCTTAGGTTTATTTACTTTATTTTCAGCTAATTCAGTAAGCTTGGCAATATCGTCTTCAGTCAATCCTTCAGCCGCAAAAGCAGCTGCAACTTCAATAATTAATCTCTTGAAATCTTCATCTTCTTCTGATATACCCATTAAAGCTTTCTTAAGCATACTTGCTCTACCCTGTGTGTTACAAAACACACCTTCATCATCTGCCATAATCATCAGAGAAACAATACCTGTCTTTTCGTTAGATATTTTATTTACTTTCTTTGCGATTTTTTCAATCTTTTCAGCTTGTGATTTTAAAGTCATTTTCTGATTATCCTTATTAAATTCTGTGAATCCCATTGTTTTTATTTTTTAAGTTTATATTAATTTATCTAGTTGGTTGTCTGATGCTCTAAAAGTATTCAAGAAATCTAAAATATCTTCATGTCTTTTTATTTCTTCTTCAAATAACTTAAAGAATTCCTTCTCTGCTCTTCTCACTATACCTTCTATCAGCTTCTTAGCTAATCCTTCAGGCATTTCTCCCATATCGTCCATCTTATCTCCTGCTCCTGCTTCGAACTTTTCTTTAGCTCTGAAACCTTTTGCAAGTGTATTGTAATCTCTTAGTGCTACTGCCTGAATTGCTTCAAACTGCCCTAGTGTTAATGATTTTCTTATATCACTGAACACAATTGTATCTTTATCTGTTGCCATTTTTTAATAATTTACGTAATTAATATTTGATTTAGTCTTTGCTGCATTTTTGTGCCTCTTGGCATATAATTTACCCCGCAAGCTTGGGTTTTCTTCCTGTAATTTTTGTCTAGCTCTCCTTATAGCCTCTGGTGATGATAATTTATGATCACCAAACTCTAATAAAAAGTCTATCAAAGAATTAGATTGTGTTTCAGCATGCCATATCTTGGCAATCAGCTTATTATCATCATCTCTGAAGATAGGTTTGCTTGATAAAAGAAACTCAACTTTATCCTTTACTTTTATTATTGACTCTAACATACTCTAGTGTTTAAAGCACACCAGAATATGATGTGCCTATGATTTAATAAATACAGAATCTTCTGTTGGTAACTTAAACCAACTTGCAACTCTGTCTTTCTCTTCTCCTTTAAGTAGCGTGTATTCGTTGTTCTTGTACTCAAAATACTCGCCATGGACTTTCCTATATAATTTTGTGGCAGTCCATAACCATCTTTTGATGATAACGGTAATTTCGACTATTACTTCAGTCTTACCGGTCTCAACATAATTCTTATCAATTAATCTTACTTTCATAACCCATCTGTCTAATTTCCTCTTCTGATTTTAATTCCTGAAGAAAAGGTTTCAGTTTGTTCTCGTTGAACCGTCTTAATTCTTTAACAGACAACGAAGATAACTGACTTACCATATTTGCTATATAATCTCCATAGATTAGTTGTGTCTTGCTGTTGATTGTATCAATTGGCAAGTCCATACTGTCTATAGTTCTATTATATATCATTAAGTCTAATCCTTTAACATCACTAAACGTATTGTTGTGATGTATTATTAGATCATGTGATGTATCGTAAGCTACTGCTATTTCTGTTGGGCCAAAGCCTAACTCATTAGCTAACTTAAAAAGTACCTTCCTTGCGTACACATACTTCTGCTTCCTCGTTTTTGTTAATACGTCAAACCCATAATATTGGTCTAACACAGTTTTTAATATTGTTAATTGCATTTTTTTTATCTTTTATTAGTTAAAATATATATCTTATGTTGTCTAGGTCAAAATATTGTGAATATAACTCTTTAAACTTGTTTATACCCTTTGTTTTTAATCCTATCTCATATCTCATTATTCCTCTCTCATTCTTGACTTGATTTGATCTAGCCATAAGCTCTTGTGCCTCACTACTTGCCTTCTCCATCTGAAACTTGTGGTTGGTTAAGAATATAACCTCACAATGTCTAGTCCCGGAAACTTCTTTTACTTCTCTAAACAGATTGTCATATTCTTCTGTAAAGTTCTTGTAAATAATGACTGGGGAAAAGTTAATATGTACTTCCCATCCAAGAGATTCGAGTCTATTTATATCAGCTATTCTACTAGATATACTCTGCATCTTTGGTTCAAGAACTGTAGCATAAGCCTGTGGCATTAAGCTAACTCTAATCCTTGGCCTTTTGTTAAAGTGATTAACATCAAGCTTTAATAACGATGGATACTTAGTAGCCATGGTTGAATTAAGGTTTGGATGATCATCATACATTTTCATGTAATCTATTAAAGGCACTGTCATATGTTTCTGCATCATTACTAAATCTGAATTACAGGATATGTCTACCATAGTGTACACTGGATCTTGTTGATCAGGCACTTTAGTATATGTCTTCTCCCATTCTACTACAGATTCAAACACATCGCTAACATTCTCGTTAACGAATACTCTCTTTCCATTGTATCTACCCATGTAACAATAAGTATTAATGCAACCGCCAAAACATCCGTAGATTATATTTGGTGCAATTGCATTAGCACTATTATTGTTTGGTTTAGTAACCAATGTCTTTGTCTTCTGGTACTTTATCATTTATCAAAGTATTTGTGAAAAATCTCTTGTGCTTTTTTAAAAGCATAAGACTTATTTTGGTAGTCTGTACCTGAAGTTTGTGGCTCAGGTAATTCTACATCATAGTACTTTTTTTGTTTTTTAAGTATAGCCTCTTGTATTTCGAAAATTATGTCTGCTCTCATATTAGTATTGTGGTGTTAAAAGGTTAGTGATTGATTGGTCAAATGCATCATCATCAAGATTTATAATTTCAATCTCATTAGTTGTTAATGCTAGTGGTTCTGGTGTTATAATATATATTCCGTACATAATTGTGTGATTTGAATGTTAAGTTATTAGTGCTTTATTGCGTAGGCAGCACTTTTGGCCATGTTGTTGAGTATGTATTTTGCTTTTCTACATACTTTTCTTACTTTTACTTTTTGTCTCTTACTCATAATTTTACTTTTTAATAGATTTATATCTATTTATTAGTACTGATGCTTTTTTTATGTCCATCTTAGATATTTTGTCTTGATAAAAAATTGCTTTGACTTTTTCTGAAATTTCTTTTGCTTTCATAACATTTTAAATTTGTAATAATAATTGTTCTATTTTTTCTCCGTATGCTTGATACACGGAAA